GGGGTCTAAATCCGACAAAACCGCTCTTAGATCATTCCTTGACCGCTCTAATATTTGTTCTTGTGTCGCGAAATCGATAGCCATTATGGTGTTTCTTTCCAAAGTGGTACGTATAAGTTACTAGTTTCCCCTGAAAACGGAGTTACTTCTATGTTAATTGTCGCGCCGGTTGGGTCTAAGCTACCAGTTACGTCTATATTTTTGGCAATCCCGTCTTCTAGAAACCAAGCCAGGCCTTTTTGCACCCGGTCAACAGCTACATTTAGACTTGCGGTAGTTCTCCTACGCTGTCGGATAATCCAAAGAAGACTACCTAACTCACTGTCTTCTCTAGGAAAAACTAAGTTTCCGAACCATCCACCGCGTTGTATTGGGTCGGCTACTTCGCTCGCTGAGGCTCGGGCATCCGATAATATTGAAGTCAAAATAGTTGTAGAGAGCCCAGTATCCCCGACGAAATCACCATTATCACCTATAACGAGATCATAAGTTTGGCCGTCTGATTGTAGTTCTAGTTGTAAATCGGTACTCATTCTACGCCTCTAAGAGGGTCGGTTAGTGGTAAAGGTCCGGCTACGGGGGGAGTAGAGTCAAGTCCTATAACGGTAGCAGTTAGAAGTAAACAAGCGTCCCGTAGTTTCTCTGGGAATACACTATCATTAACATCGATCACAGGGGTAGCACTTTCTAGCTCTAAGATTTTGTTCTCAGCAACGGATAGTGATGCGGTGTCAAAAAGAGACGATGTAACCGCTGAGAATGTTTCGGTTGGCGTACCTGGGCTAAATGATGCCCCAGGGGCTACAGTAAGGCCCCCAGTAACCCCGTCAACAAACCCCGTCGCTAATTGCTCTACACCATTACCTAACTCAGGAGTAACTGAGGCTAGCGCACTGATTAGGCTTGCTTTATCAAAGGTAAACCCCACTTGAGGTGAGTACGTCCGAAGATTCATCTTTGATGTGATTCGATCTGAAATATAGTCGGCTAGGTTTTGCTTCCAAGAGTCGTCAATGACTTTAGGTAACAGGGTGAACTCAGATTTCCAAACCGATAGTGAATCAATCGACATTAGGAGCCTCCCCCTTTATGCCGTCGATCTTAGCTTTAACTGCATCAATCGCGGCTTGGGCATTTGTAACCGTCACAGATTCCGGTGCGGCCATTGGCCCGGCTGGACCCATAGATGAAGGATACTTAGCGGTAAGTATCGCGCCTAGGGCGTCAGAAGCAGCTTGCAGGGAGTCACTTAACTCTTTTAGAATATCAGTAGACCCATCATTGTCGCCAAGATAAACAGTTTTACCGGCCACCGCAGTATTAGCGGGGCTGAAAACAATCGCATTGCCGCTCTCATCGTAAAAAGTTCTGGCTCCCGTTGAGTAATTGCCGGTAGCAACTTCCGACTCTTTTAGGTTTTTAAATCGATTTATATAATCATTTGGGATGGCAAACATAGTTGATTCTTGGCCAAGTACATTCATGCAAAAAGCTAAAGAATCTTTTGAGGGGTTGCAAGCTAAGCCATAAGGTGTCAATAAAAGCGCACTTTTCACCTTCCCATTAAAGGATACTTCTATTGTGGGGTAGTTTCCAGAATCCTCAGAAGTGCTAGTTACCCTAGCGAGCTTCAAAAGATTCCTTAATTTTTGCCCAAAATTCATAGTGTAAACGATGCCCCAGAAGTTGATGTATTAGACAGCAGGTTATCAAGTTCCGCTTGAAGTGTGAATGCATCAGGAGGGACTAGGGTTATTTTGGATGTGGACCCACCAACTAAATCATACTCGTACTCAACATCACTGATTAACATAGAAGATTTAATATCAACAAAGTCATCTAAGGCCGTTACAAGCTGGTTTGGTCGCCACACTTTATTATTTAAGCTATGCCCCTGCACAATCACTTTATACCTAGATGAATTCACCCGCCTAAGGTTAGCCTCCCAGATAGCCCTATCCTTAGATTCGGCTGCATTAAATGATTCCTCTGCTTGAAACTCAAGCTTTCTTGAACTCCTGACACTAGAATCAGATGCGATGCCTTGGATTTCTGTCAACTGTTCTGAAGTGCTATCAAGTGAAAACACTGGGTTTCCTTGGGATCTAATTTGGTAAAAATTGAACCGCTGGGTTAGGTCAACGTTAAACCTAGCAGATTTAACATTGTTTCTTTTGTTCAACGGCCCCGTGGTATGAATGAGAGATAACCCCGAGGGAACTTTGCTGCCTCTTGTCAAAACAAGATTCCCTTTTCCATCGGTGACGATGAGGACTTGTCGTTTATTGGCAAAAGACATAATAAATTCTATACAAGACTGGCCAATTTCCGCAGAGGAAACTTCATCCTTTGTGAATGCTTTTACGCCCCCAGTTTCATCTATGACCGATATATCGGATATCCCTAAATCAGATATGACACTTCTAATAATAGAAGGGAGTGTAACACCCTTAGAAAACTCTTTTTTCCCGATTACCGACGAGTCAATAATATCTGCCGTTTTATCTCGGCCCGTAGCCAAAATTGTATGGGTCGTGGCATCATAGTCAACGTCTAAAGTATCAATAAAGCCTGTGACCACCGGCTCACCATCGGCTAACATTTTTACAGCGTCACCAGCTTTCATGGGGAGGACGTTATTTTTATCCCCTGTTGTTTCAAAGGAAAAAAACCCCGAAGCGGTCCGCATAGACACACCGACTGAAGCAGTAGTGAAATTCCGGTAAACAATTCCCTTGTGTTCAAGTGTCAGAGCCATTAGGATAAAACCTCGACAAAGTCCACATCACTTATGTCCGCTGAGTTAAGTCCTTCGTTTAACTGCCTTATAGACTCCTCATTATCTAAAGACCCATACAAGAAATAAGACAGAAGAGCTACCGAGGTTTCCCCTGGCTGGATTGAGACTAAGTTAAAGGCGTTCTCGGCTTCTTGGTCTAAAGCCTCATTGGTAAGACTTCGTAATTCTTGTATTGCATCTCGTAGCCCCCCGTCACCGGCTAAAGGGTTGTCCTCTTCGCTGCCTAATAATGTATTAAACTTCTCGTCTAGCTCGGCTCTAGCCTCTTGCAATTCATCAACTGTATTGAAACTAGTAGCCGCAGAAGATTCGAATAGATTAATCAATGCATTTATGCGGGTATGCCCGAGTAGGACCTGGAAATTTATTTCAACATCGGCTCTTATAACAGTACTAGTTGACCCAGGCTCCCTGTCTTCTTCGAATTCAGTGAGATCCTTCCACATTAGCCTCTGTGCTTCGGGGGGCGTAACTGCCCGAAGTGACTCGTAAAAGTTTTCAAAAGTTGTAGCTAATTCATTAGCTGACACTGTAGCTTGAAATAAGTTTCTAGTAGACGCTCCAAATACCTGATCGAACGCCGATAGTGCCGCTGGGTCAATATCTGACAGTGACCTAACCTTACCTGATGCTACGTCCATTATTAGTTTCGATATAAGCTGAGTTTTCTCAAGGGCCGATTTAGCTTTATTAATTGCTATGTTAGCCTCGATAGCCGAGTAGCCTAGACTCCTAGCGGTGTCCGCAGCCGCCGTTACTTTAGAAAGACTAGTAAAATCAGGGGTAAGCGAGATGTTGGCGTCAGACTCGTAGAAAGTTACTTTGAAAGTAATTTCACCGAGCTCAGTCTCAACACTTGCAAAGTTCCAATCAGTTGATTTAACTTCTAAGCGCCCGTATAATGGATGGATAAGGACACCGATACCGTCAGTTTGAAAAGCCCGCTCAAGGTTAAGTTTCTCTTCTATCGCGGCGTCACCATGGACGAATCCGTTGATAGCGAAGATACCGGGGTTTACTCCTAGCTCTTCTACAAACCTACGACTAGAGTTGGGGTATTCATGGGATACAAATTTCTTACCGCCTTTTACATCTTCTGATCGAAGGAAGAAATTTATACCACGAAATGAAGCTTGTTGATATTTTTCAGAAAGTGCCATTAGGTAGCCCCCGCCAAATTCATTCCTAAGTTACCTGGTGCGCTAGATTTCAGGCTACTTTGATTAACCTTTGTCCCCTGCTCAGCTTCTATCAAAATGTTACCATTTATATTAGTTTGGTTTGATGTTTGTTTTTTGACATTTATAGAAGTCTCATCGTCACCAAGTCCAAGAAAACCCCCAATTGATCCTAGCGCTGAGTTCGATAAGTTACTTATACCTTTGGTAGTTTTATCTAGCCAAGCAGAAACCCCGAGCCCTGTAAGTCTATCAAACCATTTAACTAGCGGCTTTAATGTAACGTCAACCCAACCGAATAGCCCTCCACCCTGCCACAGTTCCGCCAATCCAACCGTTATCATAGTAAGCCCGGCGGCTACTAAGCTAAATGGGATAAGCACTGGTGCCAAAGCTGCCCACAGCAAGCCAAGAGCCCCTGTTAACCCAGTCACGGAGGCAGTGAGAATCCCCGTGGCCGTATTTAGCGCCCATATGCCGGCTTTGGCAATCCAAGATACTCTAGCTAGCCAGAGGACAGCCGCGCTTGTTGATGCGACTGCTATAGCAGCAGGTGCCGCTATGGTTGCCATGGCCCCGAGTGCTAGGGTAATTTTTGTCAAAGTTGGGTGTTTCTCAGCAAAGCCCTCAAATTTGGTTGCGAGTTTCGCTATAAGGTTAATCGTATCTTTTAAAATTGGCCTAAAGATATTACCTAAAGTCGCGGTTAAATCTGATACCGAGGCTTTCATTTTCTGAGTCATAAAGTTTCCAGTTTTTTGTTGTCTTGCAAACTCTCGATTCATCGACCCCACGGTTTTGAGCTTGTTAGTAGCTAGACCTAAAGTTCTATTTAAGAGATCTTGAGATTCTACAAGATTCATAACAAATGGAGCCGCCTCAGTCCCGAATAGATCTTGAATAGCCAAGTTTCGAGTCACGCGATCCATAGCCCTGAATTTATTTAGTACTTTGTCTATGGTCCCTGGTACATCCTTCGCTAGGGATTCAGCCATGCCCCGCCCAAATTTCTTAGGATCTTGCAACCTTTGCAAAAATATTTTCATCCTAGACGCTGCAAGTTGTGGAGTTACCTCAAGCTGTC